ATACCAAGCTCACAGCAACGCAGTTTACAATGGCAAGTGCTTATCTTGTGTTGTGGCGTTATGCGTTACCTCAGTTGACTAACTGGGTAGAAGGTGACAGATTTCAAAGTATGATAGATTTCTACAAAGCACGATATGGCGAAGAGTTAGAAGCCGTATTGGCTGATGGCGTAGACTATGACGAAGATGGCGATGGCGTTGTTAAAGAAGATGAGAAACAGCCTGTCGGACAGCGGTTAGATAGATAATGCAATTCAGCGTTAAAACAAACGCTAAAGAAGTATCAAGGCGAATAGGAAAGAAGGGAAAAGAATTATCAGCAAGTGTGCGTAGGGCTTTATTAATTACTGCACAAGCTGGCGTAGGTATCATTGAGGACAGGACTGCTAAAGGAAGAGGATTTAAAGGCGGTTTTTTTAAAAAGTACAACCCTACCTATGCGGCATTTAGAAGTAAAAGAGGGAGAGGATCAACACCTGATTTGCAGTTTACAGGTAAGATGCTTGGCAGTATGACAACTAAGGCAAATAGTAAACAGGCTGTTATATTTTTTACACGTGCCGCAGAAGCTAAAAAGGCGGCAATGAATAACAAGTCCAGACCATTCTTTGGTTTTAATCGCAAAGAAGAAAAGCAACTAAGTCAGGTCTTTTTTAGGAACTTAAAATGAGCGTAAGAGAAGAGATAGCAGAAAATATCGTTACCACGCTTAAAGGTATTAACAGTCCTGTTGCTGTAAAATATGTTACACGTGAGCCGTTTGACTTTGAGAAGTTATCAAATGCTCAATACCCTGCCGTCTTAGTACGTAGTGCTGATGAAAGCAGAGAGGATGCATCAATAGGTGGATCGACTACCCAGAGAATGGGTACAATAAATTATGACTTGGTTTGTTTTGTTAAAAGCTCTGCAATTGACAGCGCAAGAAACAACATAATCGAGGCGATTGAAGAAAGTCTTGACGTTGACCGTACTAGAGGCAATAAAGCCATAGATACGCAAGTGGTTAATGTTGAGATAGATGAAGGTTCTATTGATCCCGTTGGTGGGGTCATTATTACAGTTCGCATTGTATATCAGTATACTCGCGGCACAACTTAACTTAACTTAAAAGGTAAATAATCATGGCGACTAAAACAGGCGCATCTGGTGTAGTAAAAATCGCGGCATCTGGCGGCTCTGTGGCCGTTGTGGGCGAGGTTCGTTCTTTCACGTTAGACGGTTCAGCAGACACTATTGAAGATTCAGTAATGGGTGATTCTGTACGATCGTACAAGCAAGGTCTTTCGACTAACACATTGACTCTAGAAGTTTACTGGGATGAGGCTGATGCACAGCAAACTGCCTTAGATGAGAGAGCATCTATCGATTGGCAAGTACATCCAACTGGCACTGGTTCTGGTGAAGAGTATTACTCAGGATCAGGAATTGTAACAAGCAAGTCTATTACTGGCGCTTTTGACGGCATGGTAGAGGCAAGCTTTACAATACAATGTACTGGAGCAGTAACTACAGCATCTAACTAAGGGGATTTAAACCATGGGATTAGCAAAAGAGTTACGAAACAGAAGAAAGATACAGGCGCGAGAAGTTGTAGTTCCTGCATGGGGTGACGAATCTGGAGCATTTAAGTTATATTGTAGAACCATTACGTGCTATGACTTAGACCAGTTACAGAAAAAGCACCCCGACTTTCTTAACAACACAACTATCGGTGCAATGGTAGATTTGATTTGCATGAAGGCAGAAGATGAGGGCGGCAGTAAGCTGTTTGGGTCTGCGGAAGATAGGTTAGATTTGATGGGCGAAGAAACAAGCGTCATATCAGAAATAGCCAATCAGATGTTTGCTGAAATTGAATCTGCGGAGGTGGCTGAAAAAAACTAAGAAGCGATCAATCAAGGATGAATCTATTATCTTTGGCTGATCGCCTTCACATTACGATAGAAGAAGCAGAGCAAATGCCTGTCAATCACTTCAATGAGTGGTTGGCCTACTTTCAAATAATGAGCGAGAACGATGGCGACAGATTTTAATTTTTATATAAAAGCATTTGATCAAACCAAAAAAGCATTCGGCTCTGTTACTTCTGGTCTAAAAAAAGTCACTGGGGCAGTCTTTTCTATGAGGTCTGCTTTAGCTGTTACCGCAGGTGCGGCAGGATTTGGACTTCTCGTTAAGAAAAATATTGAGGCAATAGATTCTCTTTCAAAAACAGCGCAAAAGATAGGCACTACCACAGAGGCTTTATCAGCATTGCGTTATGCCGCTGAGATTAGTGGCGTTCAAACATCTACGCTTGACATGGCTATGCAAAGATTCACAAGGCGACTTGCAGAAGCCGCCAAAGGGACTGGTGAAGCTAAAGGTGCTTTAAAAGAATTAAATATTAATGCGTCATCTTTAATGAAGTTGCCACTAGATGAACAAATGTTAATTCTGTCTGACCGATTCTCTAAAGTTACAAACTCTGCTGACAAAGTTAGATTAGCTATGAAGCTGTTTGATTCGGAGGGTGTGGCACTTGTAAACACATTAGGTCTTGGCGCAGAGGAAATGAAAGCCTTAATGCAAGAGGCTGAGACACTAGGGCTTGTAATGTCTAGTGATGCCGCTAAGGGCGTTGAAGATGCTAACGATGCTTTGACTAACCTTAAGTCATTATTTATTGGGCTTGCTAGACAAATGACAGCAGGATTGGCTCCTGCAATACACGCTATTTCTGAAATGCTTAAAAAAGATATGCTTGAGCAAATAGAACTAGCAGGAGGAAGTATTGAGGATTTTGGTCGTCAAATAGCTGTCGATTTTATAGAAGGTGCTAAAAAAGCAGTAAGAGCAGGAGCGGCTATAGGTAACGCTGTAATTGGTACTTATAACGCCATGATCAGTGCAAAGGCAGAATATGATCGTTTGATGGGCAGTAAAACAAATTTTGACGCAATTAAAAAAGATGTTGCAATAATTAACAAACTTCTTGGTACAAGTGCTTTTAATCCAGAAAGAATTAGGTTTTTTGGCGATGATGGAATTGTAGAATATTACAGTGACAGTGAACTTAAACAGAAAAAAAACAATTTACTGTCTTTGCTTAAAAACTTGCAAGAACAAGGGCAAGGTACAAGCTTAATTGATCCTATAGATTTGGCAGACGCTTTACAAAATTTAAACGAGGCACAAGAAAAAACAAAAAATTACAAAAGGGCAACAGATACAATTGTAAATGCTAATGAAAATGCCGCTGACTCTGTTTCTACGTTTAGGCAAGCTTTTGATGATTTTAGTAAAAAACTACCGACTTACGAAGAAGGTATTACAAGCCTTACCAATAAAGCAATGGCAGGTTTTACAAAAGGATTTACAGACGCGATAACTGGCGCACAAAAGTTTTCTGATGCTATGAAAGCGATGGCAAAAAGCGTTGTTGATAGCCTAATTGAGATGCTTGTTCAGTATTACATCACTCAGTCAATATTTGGCGCAATTACAAAAGCATTTCCATCTCTAGGAGAAAATGTAACAACCCCAGCGCCTATTGTTGAAGGAATTGGAACGATGCCGTCACCGCCTAAAGCTATAGGTGGTTCTGTACAGGCAGGTCAGTCATATATGGTTGGTGAGCGCGGCACTGAACTTTTTGTTCCAAATCAGTCAGGATCAATTGTATCTAATAAGAATCTTGGTGGCGGAAATGGTGTTGTTGTTAACCAAACAATTAACGTAACGACAGGCGTACAGCAAACCGTACGTGCTGAGATCGTACAGTTAATGCCCCAGATAGCTCAAGCCGCTAAAGGCGCTGTAGCAGATGCTAGATTGCGCGGTGGTAACTTCTCTAAAGCAATGGCAGGAGCATAACAAATGCCTTTATCATGGCCAACAAATCCAGTTACAGGAGCGCTTGTTGGCATTCAAAATATGTCAATGAGATTACGCAGAGTAGTTGCTGTTTCTGAGTCACCGTTTACTTTAGATACTCAGGTATATACTCATCAGGGTGCGCGATGGGAAGCTGAAATATCGTTGCCGCCATTAAGTCATGCGGAGGCTAGAAGTGTTGAAGCATTTATTGTCGGCCTTAAAGGAAGAGAAGGTACTTTTACTTTTGGTAATCCTTTACACACAAGCACTCTTTCGGCTAACACTGTCAGTAGTGCCGCTATAAGAGCAGAAACTTTAGAGCTAGGTTCAGGTACTGTTGCAGTTCCAGCAGGTACTTATTTTCAACTAAACGATTACCTTTACTTAGTTACAGAAGATAAAGCGGCTAACGAGGCTACGCTTAATTTTCAACCACCTCTTCGTATAGCAGTTACTTCATCTCAAGCGATTACCTATAACCTGCCTAAAAGTCTATGGCGTATGTCATCAAACGATATAGGATGGTCTATAAACGAGGCAAGCATTTACGGTTTTACCTTTGCTTGTATTGAAGCACTATGAGCAGAACATTAACTACTGCAATGAGCAACGCACTTGTTGCTGATACTGTTAGACCTATCTACCTTGTCAACATGGAATTTGATCAAAATATTGCGGCAGGTACTTTTGTTACAGGTCATAAATATAAGATAGTAAGTCTTGGTGATACTGATTTTACAGCTATTGGAGCAAGCGCGAACACGGTTGGAGTGACTTTTACTGCAACTGGTGCAGGTTCAGGTTCTGGAATTGCAAGTGAAAGCCCTGCCCAATTAAACGTCTGGTCTGGTGTCGGTGATTTAACCTATGGCGGTGAAACTTATCTTGGCGTAGGTGACTTGCTCGGAATTAGTCAGATACAAGAAACGTCTGACATATCTGCTTCTGGAATGAATGTTAGCATTACAGGTGTTAAATCTTCTTTTCTTGTTATTGCAAAAGATCATGAATACCAAGGTCGCCCAATTACTGTACGCCTAGGTGCTTTTAATGCATCTGGTTCGTTAGTTAGCGATCCGATTATTGTTTTTAGTGGTTTTATGGACACTATGACAATTGCAGAGAATGGCGAATATTCGACAATTACGATTGCGGCTGAAAACAAACTGGTAGCATTTGAAAAAACGAAGGTTAGGCGCTACACAGCAGAAGATCAAAAAATTGACTATCCGCTTAAATTAGCTAACGGTAACGACAACCCTAACTATGACGCAGGGTTTGAGTTTGTTACTGCGATTGTAGAGAAACAAATTATGTGGGGTCGTCCAACTGGATCATCACAAAACGGCTCAACAGGATCATCAGGAAATCGAGGTGGAGTAGGAAATAACGGTGATTGGACTGCGGCATGATTATAGCGCACGAGTGTCTAGCTAACGTCAAAGAAGACATGAAACCTTTGCTTGAAAAGCATTGGGAAATGGTGGCGTTAAATCAAGGAACAATAAAGCTAAATCCTGATTGGGAAGAATATGCTCGATTAGATGCCGCTGGTATACTTAGAATATTTACGGCAAGACAAGATGGCGAGTTGGTAGGGTATTGTGTTCTTATAGTTAACAAAAGTCTGCATTATAAGGATCATATATTCGCTAACAACGATGTTGTTTTTGTTTTGCCAGATCACAGAGCAGGTGCTACTGGTTACAAGTTAGTTAAGTATGCAGAAGATCACTGCCGAGAAAATGGCATATCTTTATTAAACATCAATACTAAAGTTCACATACCTTTTGATGATCTTATGGTTGGAATGGAGTTTGATCTTATTGAGCGCATTTACTCTAAATGCTTTAAGGATTAATTAATGGCGATTACCTTTGTAGCAGGATTAGCATCTGTCGGATCAGCAATGATTGCGGCAGGTGGTCTTATCTCTATAGGCGCGGCATTTGGTGCTTTTGCTATAGGCGCAGGTTTATCTTTAGTTTCTCGCGCTCTTGCTCCTAGTCCAGACTTAGGCGCACAAATGGCAGGTCAATCTGTTATGACTAGAGACGCGGCACATTCGCGTAAGATTGTTTATGGTCGTGCGCGTATTGGTGGCAATGTCGTTTACTTAGAGTCTACTGGCACAGATAACAAATACCTTTGGCTAGTGACTGCAATTGCAGGGCATGAGATAGATGCGTATGAGCAAGTATGGTTTAACGATCAAAAGGTCTGGGAAAACGGTAATTTTACCTCTGCTTGGGCGACTCAGGGCAATTCTGCAACTTCACCTTATATTGACATTGGTTTTTATAAAGGAGATCAGACAACTGCTGATAACAACGCGCAAAGAGGTAGTGCAAGTTTAGTTGAAAACTCAACCAAGTGGACTGATAACCATAAGTTATTAGGCACAGCTTATATGGTTGTTAAGTTAACCTATGACCAAGACAAGTTTGCTCAAGGCTTGCCAAACATATCGACTGTTATTCGTGGTAAAAAAGTTTACGATGCACAAAAAGATAGCACTAGTCCATATTACGAATCTAGTCTAGGTGTAAGTACACAAAGAGAAAATAATTCTGCTACATGGCAATGGAGTCAGAACCCTGCTCTATGCATTAGAGATTACCTTGTTGACGTTAGATACGGATTAGGAGAGTCTGTTGACAATATTTTAAGGTCATCAATAGATACTGCAACAGATGTTTGTAATGAAACAATTACACTCTCTGATACAACATCACAAGTTCGTTACACGATGGACGGAGTTATTGACACTGGTAATTCTATTAAAGCCAATATAGAGAACATGACAGGGGCTATGATTGGACGCTTGGTTTACTCAGGCGGCAAGTTTGAACTACACGCAGGTAAATACGTAGCTCCTACGGTTACGATAGATGAGTCAATGATCATTGGCGAGATAAGCGTTCAAACTAAGCAGTCAAGACGAAACGCATACAATGGTGTTAAAGGCGTATTTCTTAGCGAGACTGATAACTACATACTAGCAGACTATCCAGCACAAATATCTAGCACTTATGCCGCGCAAGATGGTGATCCTATTTACCTAGATATGCCTTTGCCTTACACGGTTAATAATATACGCGCTCAGAGGCTTGCAAAGCTGGCTCTACAGCGTTCTAGGCAACAAGAAGCCATAACTATACCCTGCAACTTAAATGCGCTTAAATTTAAAATAGGCGACAATATCAGCGTTACTAATACCCGACTAGGTTACTCAGGTAAAGTGTTTGAAGTTGTTGGCTATTCGATGGGCTTTAGTTCGGATCAAATGGTCGTAAATGTTGAGGCTATAGAAACAGCCGCAAGCATATGGGATTGGGCAACATCTGACGAAGAGGTATTTTTAGGCGCAGGTGAAGTTGACCTTTACGATGGAACTGTAGCAATAGCACCTGCAAGTGTTAGTGTTGCTGGTGATTCATTTTTAGCGGCAGATGGTACATTTAGCACTTCATTTAATGTTAGTTGGCCTGATGCTGTTGATGCGTTTACAGATCATTATGTTGTAGAGCATAAGCTAACCACTGCATCTGATTACTTCTCCCAACAAACAAAAAGCAGTCCTTTTACAATAATCGGATTGCAGAACGGACAGCAATACAACGTCCGACTTAAAGCAGTTAACGGTATTGGCGTTTCTAGTGCCTATGTTTCTGCAACACAAACTGCCGCTACTGACACAACAGCACCATCGTTGCCAACATCTATCACAGCAACAGCAGGTTACAAGTCAATTAGTTTAGTTTGGACAAATCCTAGTGAAAAAGACTTTGATCATGTAGAGATTCATCGTGCAACAACTTCTAATGGTACTTATGTTCAAGTATCTATTGCCAAGGGTGGATTTGGTGCAAAATCTGAGCATCTAGATGGTGGATTAGCAGATGCAACTGCGTTTTATTACAAATTTAAATCTGTTGATCGGTCAGACAATAAAACATCTGACTCTGACTTTAATGGTCAAACACCTGTAAATGCCACGACAGATGCGGCTTCTATAGATGGCGAAGATGGTTTTAATACAGCTAATGTATATGCTTATAAAAGATCATCAACTGCGGTTACTGATCAGCCTAGCACAGCGAGAACTTGGACTTTTTCAAGCGGAACATGGAACAACAATGATTTAGGCAACAGCTTTACAGGTTTAATACCTACAGGAACAGATGACTTATATGTTTGCAGTGCGGTTGCAAAAAGCCGACAAACTACAGATGAAGTTATTGTAAGTGATTGGTCTCCCGCACGTTTATTTTCTTCTAACGGAACTAATGGAACTAATGGCGATGACGGAGCGGCAGGTGTAAGAAATGCAAACGGTTATTTGTATTATTCTTTGTCATCAACTACTTCGCCATCTGCGCCAACAGTAAGCGGATACAATTACACAACAGGAGTATTTTCTAACATAAGCTCTAACGGTGGCGACACTGGTACTTGGTCTAAAACACCGCCAGATGTTACAAGCGGAGATGCAAAATATTGGGCAATAAATTATTACGTTACAGAAGCAAGCTATGGTGGGACTGAATCTGTAGATTTAGGCAGTGTATTTGCATCAAGTACCTTTAGTGGCCTAGTCACGTTTACAAGTTTAAATACAGCTTTAGCTAACACAGGTGGAAACATAACAACAATTGACGGTGGTTTAATTACTACTGATACGATTGCTGTCAATAAACTTACAGGTGATGTAACTGAAGTTTACCCGATAAGACAATATTATGAGACAACACTAACAAGCACACCAACGCAGATGGGAGCATTTAGCTTGCCTGCATCAGAACTATCCGTACCAAAGCGCAATAAAATTGATGTCAATGTTGTATTTGAAATAACTAACCAGAATCAAATACAGGGAGCGCAAGCGGCAATCTCGTTTATAATACAGAAAAAAAGCAAAGGTCAAAATGCAACAGAAGTCAGTAGCTCTAGCAACAAGGTAGTTGTTGAGTCTGAGTCTATACAGTATCAACAGCTAATAAGCTTAACAGGCAATCAAATTGACAAGATCGATTTAGTTGGTGGGGTAGCGGCAAACGATGATGCATCTGGCACTTATGAGCCTGCATCAATATATGGCCTTTATTACGATGCAACAGCTAATAAAACTTTTATACAAGTCGCGGCTTATCAGGATGTATTCAGCACTGGCGATGATCTTTATTATGACGAAGATAAATTTGCAAGCTCTGGAACGTGGGTAAGTCCAAGTCTTACAGACACTATTTTTGCTCCTACGCCAATCGACTCAGACGTTGCCTATGTTACAGCGACTACAGCTTTGTCAGGGGTTGGCAGACAAACAGTTATACTACCTTTCAAAATGAGTTACGGCAGAACATCAACTGCATCTAACTATCGAGTTATGGCTAACACGTCAAGCCCTCAATCAGGTATTACATATACCATAAAACGACTAGTTGGAACGATGGAGAATGTATCTTGATTCGCGTTGGATATATGACAACAGACGGCAGTAGTGTAACGCACGAAACAGTCGCTAATGCAAAACTAGCAAATAAATCTATTGCTTTGCTTGCAGAAAATAAAGCAGGTGATCAAAGCATTGATTGTTTTTATTTAGAAATACAAATTACAGAGAGCGTTTGGGATAGATACGCTTATATTGATCAAGAATTAACGTAAAACAAGTAGTATAATATGCTAATACGAGCAGAGGTTTAAGATGACATACCAATTAGTTAAAGACGATACAGCCCCGCAGGTCAAAGCTACTTTAACAAGAGACGATACTGGTGCGGCAATAGATTGCTCTGGCGGTACAGTCCGTATGTATTTTAGAGCCAAAGGTGGCTCAAGTATTCTGTTTACTTTAACTGCGGCTGATGCAGGTACAGACCTTGCTAATGGTATAGCTATCTTTGGTTTTTCTGGTACCAATTTAGATCAGCCTGAAGGGTATTATGAGGGTGAGATAGAGATTACTTATTCAGACGGAAACGTAGAGACAATCTTTCAAGTACTGGACTTTTACATTCGCGCAGACTTCTAATGATTAAGCTGTCTGTTGCGTTCAAGAAAGCAGTATCTGCGATAGCGTTTAAAAAGGCTGTAGCGGCAGTTACGTTTCAGAAAGCAGTAGCGGCAATAACATTTAAGAAAGCAGTTGCCAGTGTTACGTTTAAGAAGGCAATTGCAAAGATTGAATTTGGTGTGTTCTTAATTTTTAAGTTCATTACTGATAACATAGGTACAACAGAGACAGTATCAAAGGCGACCAGTAAGGCGCTAAGTGATAGCCAAGATATTTCTGATAATGTTTCTAACGATTTACAAAAGATACGAACAGATACATTTGCGGCAACTGATGTTGTATCTACAAAAGCAGGTAAGGTTTTATCTGACTCTGGTAGTTTAACTGATTCCATAGATACATTTGCAATTGGAAAAGGGTTAAGTGAAACCCCAGTAACGTCAGAAAATAGATCAACTGCATTCCATAAGTTTATTAATGAAGCATTCTATGCGACTGATGACTTAGATGGAGAGGCAACAGCACAAGACGATCAGGAAATGACATTCGTTAAGGTGCGAACAGATCTTACTAGTGTGACAGATGTAATTAGTATTTTGTTAAACCAAGTCAGGCTTCTTGCAGATTCTTCTGCTGTTAGTGATTCTGGCTCATTACGCAGTCAAGGGTATGTATCTTTTGACTATATGGCAGAGGACTTTGTAGGCGCAAGCCGAACTTTTTAAGGTGATTTATGATTAACGATAATTTAAAGCTACGAGGCGATGTAGCAATAGTAGTAAAAGATAAGGACGGCAAAGTAAAAGACAGCCGTGAAATTCATAACTTAGTAGTCAGTGCAGGTCTTGAGTACATTTGCTCTCGCATGGCTGGTACTTCTGCTAATGTGATGACACATATGGCGGTTGGATCAGGAACTACAGCCGCATCAGCAGGACAAACTAGTTTAGTATCTGCTCTAGGCTCTAGAGAGGCGTTAGACAGCACTACGGCTTCTAGCAATACGATTACCTATGTATCCTCGTTTGAGGCAGGTGAGGGAACTGGAGCGGTTACAGAGGCAGGTGTATTTAACGCTTCATCAGGTGGAACTATGTTATGTCGTACAGTGTTTGCTGTTGTCAACAAAGACTCTGACGACACCATGAGTATCACTTGGACTATTACTTTAACTGCATCTTAATTAGAAGGGGCTTCTTATGTCTACAATTGTAACTAGAGCTGGCAAGGGATCGCCCCTTACTAATACAGAGCTTGATAGTAACTTCAGCAATCTCAATACAGATAAAGCCGAACTATCTGGATCAACTTTCACAGGCAACCTATCTCTAGGCGATAACGTCAAAGCACAGTTTGGTGCTAGTAATGACTTACAGATTTATCATGATTCTTCTGATAGCGTTATTCTTGATAACGGCACTGGAAACCTAAAGATACAAGCAAATGACCTTGTACTTAAGAACGCTGATTCTTCAAAAGAATATTTAAAAGCTACAAACGGTGGATCAGTAAGAATCCGACATAACAATACTACTGTACTAGAAACCACCTCCACAGGCATAGACGTAACAGGCTCAGTTGTAGCCGATGGGTTGACTGTTGCAGGAACTTCATACATACAAAGTACAACACAACCACAATTAGAAATAGCTTACAACTCAGGAAATATAACTGGGTTTTATCGTAGTGGTGGCGACTTTCAAATTAAAAACGATAATGGTGCAGGGACACCTGAAACCTCAATTGTTTTGGCAGAAGATGGAGCAGTTACTCTTTACCATGATGCATCATCTAAACTAGCCACCACCTCCACAGGCATAGACGTAACAGGCTCAGTTGTAGCCGATGGGCTTACTGTTGATGGGGATGTGACTGCGACTGGCGATGAAATTATTTTAAACAGCTCTACACAGGCTTTTCTAAAACTAGATAAAGGCTCTTCTAGTAACTATGCGCTTACAAGGTATTACACGGGAGGTACAGAAGATTGGAGAACAGGTACATTTAACGACGGCACATCTTATGTTATTGGTACTCCTACAACTAAAAAGCTATCAATAGCCACCAACGGAGACATCAGCTTCTACAATGACTCTGCGAGCCAAGGCTTCTTTTTCGATAGCTCTACCTCGCGACTAGGGTTGGGGACAACTGCGCCTCAATATGGTATTGATTTAATCAGTGCTACAAACTATCGCAGTATACGAATTGGTAGTACTTCCGCTACTGGTGTTAAAAGGCAAGCAATTGCGGCA